AACCAATTCGCAAAGAAGTACCGACACCACGACGAGAGGGTCGAAGTCGACCCCGAAACCCATGAAGAAGGCAAGGACTACGATACCCTGCTCGACGACCTTTGGGCCATCGCCCAGCAAGAGATGGACTCTTGGGCCAAGGACGGAGCGTTCCCGTACGACAAGGAACTGCTGAACCTGCTCATGCAGACGGGCAACATGAAGGCTATGAGCCGAGAAACGGGCATCCCGTACAGGTCCATCATTTACTCAATCGAACAGGCCAAGGCCAAAATCAAAACCGCAATCGAAGCAAATGGATATACTGGTCTATCCCATCCTGATTAGTGCTTTAGCGACCCTTGCGGTCGTGGAGTTCCGGGTCCTGCCCGGGTGGTTCTACGCTTTGCCATTCGCCAAGCGGAAGCCGTTTTCGTGCATGACCTGCTTCGGGTTTTGGCTTGGGGTTGCCTTGACCCTGCCGACCTGCCAATGGTACTTGGCCCCAATCCTTGGGCTTGCCTCATCTGCCACCGCAATAATCATCCGGGAATGGACCTTCAAATGACCGCCGACCAGTTCATCGTTGCCCAAAAGCACCGCAAGTACTGGGATCAGTACATCGCCTCGCTGACCATGCGACTGCCACCCGATGCGGTTGGGGAACTGCAGGCTATCCTGACCGCTCACGGACGACCCCCCACAAATTGGTGGTGTGCTGACTGCGTAAAATCGACCCTTCAATACATTTACCTTCAAGCGGACTTGTTCCTCGAAGCCAACCAAAACACGATAACCCACCCCCTGAATGCCCCTGCCAATCCCGAACAATAACGAGTCAAGAGAAGGCTTCATCGGTCGCTGTATGTCCAACAACTCAACGACCACGGAGTTCCCCGATACGGCTCAAAGATTGGCCGTTTGTGGCTCAACGTGGGAGAATCACAAAAGGCAGCAGTTCGAGTCTTATTCGGATTACGGCCAAGAGATTCGCTCCAATGCCAAGCGAGGGATAGAACTCAACGAACGCAACGGGAACAAGTGTGCGACGCAGACGGGCAAAGTCCGGGCGCAGCAGTTAGCCAACGGGGAAGCCATCTCGGTTGAAACCATCAAGCGGATGCACTCCTACCTGTCAAGGGCAGAAACGTACTACGACAACGCAGACGATACCTCGGATTGCGGTTACATTAGTTACCTGCTTTGGGGTGGTAAGTCGGCTCTCTCATGGTCAAGAAATAAACTCCGAGAACTTGGGGAACTTGAAGGCGAAGGATGACGAAGCCCAAGTGCAGGCTCGGATGGACTCGCTGATGATGGTCATTACGACTCTCTGCGACTGCATCGGAGCGGTGGACGATTCCAATGCTCCGAACCAGTACGAAGTGAAAATGAAAATCGTAAACAAGATTAGTGACCTAATCGATAAAATCGAATACTAATGGCAGGCCGACCCCCAATTTGGAATACCCCCGAAGAACTATGGGCTGCGTTTGAGCAGTATCGAACCGAGAACAAGGCCAACCCTTACCGGGTGCAGGACTATGTCGGCAAGGATGGAAACATGGTTTACCGGGATAAAGAGCGTCCGATTACCTTTCGGGGCTTTGAAGGATGGCTTGCAGAAAATGGGGTTTGCTATGACCTTTCGGATTACAGGAAGGGGACTACGGACTTTCACAAGACATTCTCCCCAATCATCACACGCATAAGGCTGACCTGCGACAAGGATATGCTGGAGGGTTCAAGTGCTGGCGTTTACTCGGCCAACATCGCCTCACGTCTGCTTGGCTTGGTTGACAAGCAAGAGAACACGGTCCACATCGAGCAACCCCTATTCCCCGACAATGACTGATGCCGGTAAAAGAGCAGGAGAAGTTCATCCGAACCACGGCCGTAAATAAGGTCCGTGAGTTAAAGCGGTTCGTCAAAGGGGTACAAGGCGGTTCCAGTGCATCCAAGACGTATTCCATCCTTGCCGTTGAGATTGACTATTGCACCAAGAATCCGTACACGGAAACGAGCGTTGTAGCCGAATCTATCCCACACCTCAAACGTGGGGCCATGAGGGATTTCATGAAGATTATGACCGTTACAGGGCGGTTCAATGCTGCCCGATGGAACGCCACCGACTTTCGGTACAAGTTCGCTAACGGGTCTTACATCGAGTTCTTTTCGGCTGACGACGACTCCAAGTTAAGGGGTGCAAGAAGGGACAGGCTTTACATGAACGAGGCCAACAACCTTTCCTTCCACGCTTACACGGAATTGGCAGCACGGACCAAGCAGTCGGTCATCCTTGACTGGAACCCGGTCAACGAGTTTTGGTTTCACTCCGAACTGATGCAAGACGAGGACGTGGACTTCCTCATTCTAACCTACAAGGACAACGAAGCCTGCCCCAAGAGTGCGAGGGACTTCATTGAGAAAGCGAGGGTCAAGGCTGAAACTTCGGAGTATTGGGCGAACTGGTACAAGGTCTATGGACTCGGTCAGGTCGGGACGCTACAGGGTGCGATATACGAGGACTTCGAGGTGGTGGAGGGTATAGATGTCAGCCGTGCGAAATTCGTCGCCCTTGGGCTTGACTGGGGGTTCAGCAACGACCCAACCGCACTCGTAGCAATATACCGCCAAGGGGACTGCCTGCTGATTCAGGAACTGCTCTACTCCACGGGCCTCACGAACCAAGACATCGCAGACAAACTGCGGTCGCTGGGCATTACCCGGGCTTGGGAAATCGTGGCGGATTCAGCCGAACCCAAGAGCATCGAAGAAATCTATCGCCTTGGTTTCAACATCAAGCCAGCGGACAAAGGCCCCGATTCGGTCAGGAACGGCATCGACATCCTGAAACGCTTTAAATTGCAGGTAACCAAGGACTCGACCAACCTTATCAAGGAACTGCGGTCCTACACTTGGGCAACCGACAAAGAGGGCAAGAACACGGGGGTCCCGATTGACTCCTTCAACCACGCCTGCGATGCGATGCGGTATGTGGCCCTTAACAAATTGAGGGTTAGCAACTCAGGGAAGTATGTTGTGGTGTAACTTTGGGGCATCAAACCCCAAACAATATGAAAGATTTTATTACTGCTTAAATGAACCCCGAACGCATCCTTGACCTGCTAATCGAAATCGGGAAGACGCTTGCAGCCGTTTTCTTTATCATCACCCTTCTAACCCTCCTTTGGACCTTATGAGCGAGTTTAAACAATACCGAAGAAAGCAAATTGCGGAACTTCGCCCTTTTCAGGAAGGCGAAGAATTATCCGAAAGAATATCAATATCGCAAGCCGATAGGGACAATGGAAGCCCGAAGGTTGGGGACATGATTGCCCGAAACCCCAAGAACCATGACGACCAATGGCTTGTTGCAAAGCAGTATTTTGAGGACAATTTTGAACCAGTCATGATGACTTTCATAAACTCATGAAAGTCGTTCACTACTACCACATCTACTGCGGGGGCAACTGGCAGTTAATCCTCAATCAACACATGATGGCCGTCTGCAATTACGGGCTTATCAACGTCTTGGATGAGATTCGTGTCGGCATCGTCGGTCCACCCGAACAACGCAAAGCGGTCAAGGAGGTGCTGGAGAACTCGATGGTGGCCGATAAGGTCAAGGTCGTGGTTACCCGAACCAACGCTTGGGAGCAGGCGACCCTGACCGAGATGTACCGGGCAAGCCAAGAGGAAGAAGCCGTGTACCTGTACGCCCACACGAAGGGGGCTGCGAATCCATCCTTGACCACCCAACTATGGGGCAGGTCCATGCTATTCTTCAACGTGGTCGCATGGGAACGCTGCCTGCAACTGCTGGAGGGCGTGGATGCAGTCGGCTGCCATTGGATTACCAAGGAGCAATTCCCCCACATGGCTGACCACAACAACCCCGAAGGCTATCCATACTTTGGGGGCAACTTTTGGTGGGCCAAGTCGTCCCACATCAAAGAACTTGGAGAACCTGCAAGGGACCACCGATTCCGAGCAGAAACTTGGGTTGGCAAGAAACCCGACACCAAGGTCTTTGATTCCAACCCCGGCTGGCCTTCGCCCGAACGATTTGTCATAACTTTTTAGCATGAAAAAACACATCGACCAACTCAAGGCTTTGGACTACTCGCATATCTACACGACTGCGGTAGAGCATATCATTGAAATCTACGAGGAAGCCAAGAAACACAAGGGAGGCCACGCTTTAGAACTCGGTTCCTACCTCGGACACTCGACGCTCGCTATCGCCTTGGCTGGGCTTGACGTGGTGGTTTACGATACCGACACAACCGTAGAAGATAAGCGCAAAGCACTCCTGTCCAAGTTCAAAGTCGAATGGAACAACCAACCGAGCCACATGGCCCTGCAAGAGGTCAGGACTTTTGACTTTATCTTTCACGATTCCGACCACGGGGACGGCATGATTCCCGAAATGGTTGCCTTGTTCAACAAAGCCCTCAACCCCGGTGGGACGATGGTCATCCACGATGCCGAACTGCTGACGATGGTCAACC